GGGAATCCCTTCAAGAAGTCGAAACGCCACTTTCTCGAACCAGTTGAGAGTGAGAATGACGTTTCGGATCCACAGATGTACAATGCCGAGATCCAACAGCGCATTGATCATATGCTGAACACGTATATGGAGGGACGCAGAGTGATGCCTGTGTACTGCGGTCACGAGAAGGATGAAGCTATGAAGGAGAAGAAGGTGAAGGCGATGCAGAATCGCATTTTCACCGGAGCTCCAGGCGACGCAGCGCACATCACGCGTAAATACTTCTTGACGCTGATTCGTGTGATGCAGCGCAACAAATTTGTGTTTGAGTGTGGGCCTGGTACTAACCCCTTGTCAACCGAATGGCAGGAGATCAGGGAGCACATCTGCAAGTATGGCCCGGATCGCCTTATTGCGGGCGACTATGGCAAGTTCGACAAGACTATGCCACCCGCTCTCATCCTCGCCGCGTTCGACATTCTCCGTTGGATGTGTGAGAAGGCTGGATATGACCTCGTGTCGCTCTTGGTAGTGCAGGGGGTTGCTGAAGATACGGCTTTCCCTCTCGTTGACTTCAACGGTGATTTGGTGGAGTTCTTTGGGTCTAACCCCTCAGGACACCCACTGACCGTCATCATCAATGGTCTGGCCAACTCGCTGTACATGCGCTATAGCTATCACGAGTTGAATCCAGAGCAAGAGGTCAGGAGTTTCAAGCGCCGCGTGGCATTGATCACGTATGGTGATGATAACGCTATGGGAGTGCACGTCTCGGCACCTTGGTTTAACCACACGACTATGCAATAGGTACTCGCCCATGTTGGGGTGAGGTACACAATGGCAGACAAGGAAGCCGTGAGTGTCCCATACATCACGATTGACGAAGTCTCGTTCTTGAAGCGCACATGGCGCTGGGATGAGGACGTGGGTGCTTACTTGGCGCCACTGGAGGAAGCTTCCATTGGCAAGAGCCTGACCAGAGTGGTCGCTTCAAAGACCATTTCCGCAGAGGCTCAAGCATGTGAAGTGCTGAAGAGCGCCCACATGGAGTATTTCAACTACGGGTGGGAGATCTTCCACCAAAAGGATAAGATGATCCGAGAAATCATGGACGAGTGCGATTTGTGGCCGCACACACACATGGACAGATACCCAACCTGGCAGGAGTACAGGGATGGGTTCTGGCGTCGATCAGCTTAGGCTGGTCACGGGCTAAAGCTATATAGTCCGAAAACCAAAATGTAGCGTGTTAGTCTAGTTACTGTATGTTTATTTGTTTTACATTTGAAATTAGCGTAAGAGTGGAGTCTAGCACATACTCGCCAGGGCGATCCCCGAAGTCCGTTTTTACGGAAGACATAGGCTAGTTGTCAAATAAATGTTCCCAGGTTTAATAATGAGTTTAAAATTACCTGGTTAAATACCAACTCGGAAATACCGAAAACAAAGTTAAAGCGTTGGAGGCCCGCATTGTAGGCCTCACTCGCGTCCTAGCGCAGCTTGAGCAGGACGTTGATTTCATTACCAAGTACATACATATTGTGCAGGAAGATACATTGCACATTCCACCCATGACAGCACAGAGCGCAGATGTGGTCTCCGAACAAGTTGAGACTGTGATTTTCCATGATACGGAAGTGGGCGACACCGCAGGGTTGGCAACGTCCGATGTGGCAT